CTCATACGCTGTAAATACAGAGTTAGGCCAGCGTGTTGCTCTTAAAGATCCATCTTCTAAATTGCCTCTTAAATCAAAGCAATACGTTGTGTTTTGACCAACAAAGGTAAGCAAGTAAAAGCTTTCTTCTGGGCTATAGACTGTTCGGTAAGAGGTATTCTCGTCTTGTATTAGCTCAATAATGTCTTTAGTAATGGTTTTAGACAGTGTGCTAATGGGCATAGACTTTTCTTGTATTGTTCTACCAAAACTACGTAGCCCAGTATGTGACAAAAACAACACGTCAGTACCCGTGTGTTGGATAGTGTCTCTATCTACACACCCAACGCCAGCTACAGTGTCCATAAGAGACATGGTTGCTGGTGCTTCAGCACCTTGATAAACAACAATGCTGTGCTGTCCAAAGATGATTAACAGCCCGTTGTGTGCGGCTAAAGCAACAATCTCGTCGTAACCATCAGGCCACACCTTAGCTATGTCAATGCTACCACTAGTACCACCAGACCAGTTATTACCAATTAATAGATCAGACCAGTAAACCGTAGACTTATTGCTGGTTGTGTCTGCAGTCCAAAGGCGACCATAAGCAGATATAACTTCATTACCATATTGGGCCGCAGTAATGCCTGTTAGTTGAGTAAGAGTAGCGGGACTGACCGTGCCGTCATATACCAAAGGTTGTGTGCCACGCTGGAAAAAATAAGCTTTGTCATTAAAGTTTACGATCTTCCAGTTGCTTGCGCTGATACTAATAGAGGACGATATGTCTGTAAGGGTACTCGTTCCTGTCATTACCTTGTTGTTGCCTACAGACAAAACAGTAGTAGCACCAGAGGTGTTTCTATACTCGTGAACATCTCGAACAGCTTCAGAGCCTAATGCCGTTTTATCTGTAGTAAGAACAGTGTGGCCTTTACGAGAAGCAATACGACCACGCTTATCAATAACGGCGTTGTCTGCTATTTCCGCAAACGAAGGGTCTTGAGCAATAGGGGAATCCTCAGTGTTAATTCCCTTAAACGCTGGTGCTACAAGATTAATACTGCGTAGTTCTTGTGCCATATTAGATAGTCCTAAAGATCATCTCTTCTGGATGCTTTGCCGCATCAATAGCAATAGCATCAGATAGATATTTGTCTGCAATAGCAAAGTACTCAGCCGTTGAAGTGCCGCCTGTTTCGCCACGCTCTCGTGCAAGCAAAGCTACTGCAAGATGAATTACAGGAGTTTGCGGAACAAGAAGCTCATCAGCATTGTTTGTTAAATCTGCCTGCCTTTTTACAACGTCAAATCTAAGAGAGTAAACGGCATTCGGTTTAGGGATAACAAGAAATTGCGTATTACCATTAACATCCAATCCATCAAAAGTGTAGTACTGAGGAGATCCTTCAACAGCATTGCTAAGATAAAGATGTTTATTAAACCAGTCTTTTGTTTGATACGAGAGGTAACAATTTTCAGTATCGTTAAGCGCCGACATTACCTTTACATTGTCACTTGAGTTAGTCAGTGAGTATTGGTTGTCGCTTGCCGTAGTGCTAATAACAATTGTGTCTCTAAGTGCAGACCAATCAGCGGCCTCTTCTACCAATCGTTTAGCATCGTTAATAAAGTCACCAACCATCTTCGCGTATGTATTTTCAGATACGCTAGTAACCTCTTCTTCTCTAAGACGACGCAATACGTTGTTCATTATGTTGAGATATGTCATGCCGTTCTTCCTTGCATTAATCGCGTAAGCATTCCGTCAAATTCTCTTGCGTAATCTGGTTTAATTTGTTGTTGTAATTGCACGGGCGTATAGCCAATAGAATAAGTTAGGGGTTTAAACGCACCAGAAAACTGACCTTTTTTTCTTGATGGCGCATCTGGCAAATTAATGTCTGGACCATCAGGCAGGTCTATATCTGGACCTTCGGATAAACTTGTATCTGGTATTGCCCGTCTAACTGCTGTTTCGGCATCAGAAAGAGCTTGGCCAATTGGCTGAACAACGGCTTGATCTATAGCTCTTAAGCCGGGTCTTAAAGGTTGATACACGTTTTCGTCTATAGCTCTACCAAATTCTCTTGCTGTGTCTTCAAATTCTCTTCCAAACTCTCGGACTTCTTCAGGAAGAATATTGCTAAGACCGCTTAAATCCAAATCAAAAGGAGTTCCTTCTAAATCTAATCTGGGATCAAGAAAGCTTAAGGTCATGTCTTCGTTTAAAGAGTCCGGATCACTATATGTAAGACCCTCATAAATTGAGCCAAGAATATCCTCTGCATTTACGTCTTCACCAAACGCGCCACCTACCGCTGTTTCAATAAGTGGATTTAAAGCCGCAACAGGAATGCTGGTTTCACCTTCTCGAAAGGCGTTTTGCACTTCTGTGTTTCCTAGTAAATCACCATAGTTTGAAACTACAAAATCTTGTAGCTCGTTAGTGGTATATGTTTGAAGTGCATTCCTAGCAATATCTTGTATGTCTTCACCTGAAAGAACACCATTAGCAATGTCTGTTCCCATTTGGTAAACAGTGTCATAAGGCACATTTAAGGTTTCTGACATATTCCAGATTTGTCGATCAAGCTCACTTGCTAAACCTGCGGCCACTTCTCCTAACGCTCCCTCCTGAGCCATTTGAAGTGCGCTAGCTTTTAAAGCATCGCCAATATATCCAAGCCCGCCAGATATAGCCGCTTCACCTAAAGCGCCAATGTCTACACTGCCCGTAGTAACGCCTTGAATAACCGCATTTGACAAAGCATTACCAGCGGCGGCTGAAGCAACACCGCCTGCTGTAAGCCCAGATGCTCCGCCAGCGGCTCCACTAGCCGCACCCGGAATACCTAAAAAGCCTCCTGTTCCTGCGGCAGGTCCACCTAATGCGCTAGTTAATCCTGGGCCTAAGTAAGATCCGGCAAGTGCCGCCATTCCAGCCAAAGCATATTGGCCAGCACCCTCGCTAGCATCTTCTACTTTGACGTAGGCAGTACCGTTCCATCTAAAACGGTCACCTGAGTCAGAGTAAATATCTGTACCAACACCGTACTTTTGCAGTAGCTGTTGATTTGCGTCAGAGTTAAGCCAGTTTTGATAAGCGCCTGACTGCGCTCCTGTTTGTTGTCTTCGAATGTTTTGAAGGTTTTGAGTAGGATCGCTTGCATCAATAGTAAGGTCAGCGTCTCCCTCAAGAATCATTTCTTGGTCTTCAGTAAAACCAGCGTCAGCTTCTGACCAGTTACCCACTGTAAGGTCACCGCTTTGTAATAACTGCTCACGCTCAGTCATATACGAAAGGTAATTATCAAACGTACCAAACTGCTCTTGGAGTCTGTTTACATTATCGCCTTCAAAGTAATCTTTTAGTTGGTCAGTTGTAAGCTGTTCAACCTCGCCTTCTTGACCATAAAGGTAATCTTGGGAACCTCTTCCTGTTTCAATTCCCCTAACAAAAGTAAAGGTTTGAGTAGGCTCTGCACTTGTTAGCATTCCTTCTTCAGACATTACTTTCTCCAGTTAGCCAGGCCACGCAGGCCAAAGGACGCCGCTACTGCCGCGCCCAGAAAACCTTTGTACCACTCAGGCATAGCATCTAACGCTTCAAACCCTGACATGACTACAGGAACCATCTCAGGGAAAAATGCCAAGACGCATGGCACCGAAAACAAAATCGTAAACCACTCATCCTTCCATGAACTACTTGCATTGTTAGCATGGATATTTTCCCAGTTGCCATCTTGCTGTATAGAAACCATCTTGGCTTCATGGACGGCTTTCTTTTCCTCAGCCTTACGCTTGAGGTGTCCGCCAATAAGATCCGCTACAGGGCCAATGAGAGCTTGCATCATCGTATGTACTCAACAAATACCAGGGCACCAAGGATAAAAGGATATAGGGCATAGACAGCCTGACGGTTACTAGCAATGTCTTTTGTTGCTGTATCAAGTTGTCGTTGAATCATTTCATAGCGAACAAGGCACTCCTTTTCGTGCCCTTCAAGTCTCGCTAATAACTCTTCTGCTCTGCTCATCCTTTAATTTCCTTTACCACTACCGAAACCAAACCAAAAGTAATTACTGAAAATACCACAGCGAACAAACTTAAAAGCATGTTTTCTTTTAGTTCTTGCTGTCTGTAAATAGTATCCTGTCTTTCTTGTACTATCCTTCTTTTTAACTCGCGGAACTCTCGCAAGCCATCATCCCCGTAAGCGTATCGAATCATTAACATGATCTCTTTCTGTTGCTCTTGTATCTTTTTCTTTCGTGCAAATGCTTTTACTGCTTCTGCTTCTACACTCTTGCTAAAAACTACTTTTCTAAACGGTGATACTTTTGTTGCTTTCTGTTCCTGATAGAGAACATCGCTAGCATGTCCGTACCAAGAAGCAATCTGCCCCATGGTATCTTCTACTGATCGTCCAGCCTGAACCATCCCCTGCACCATGGCAAAGGCTTTGCTTGCCCCAGCAATGGCGGTTATGGGATCTATCATTAGACAGGTACTCGACCAACTATTAAGCCCCCAGCTATGTCTAGATCTATTTGATCTTCCATCTCATGTACTAAAGCTACGGTTGCATCCATATCAATAACACCATCAACACGAATAATAGGTACTCGAAACGGTACAGGCGTATCTTGCGTAATAGCTTCAGACTCAATTGTGCCTTCAAGGTGTATAGCATCTACTGAAGGAGTGTCGTATATAAGTGTTCTCATGGTCTAAAGGTTACCTCTATATCTCCTGAGCCATCCCATTCAGCATTTATGTTAGTTATTTCAGTGCTGTCTAATCCGTAAGATGATGACCAAATCCATCTACGACCAAAACCTCCAGCTATTGTTGTTGTATAAGCTTCTGATGTTGAAAGAGTTGTAAACGTACCATTTGCTGTAAATGAGAAACTTGTAAACTCGTCTGCGTCTATTTGATTAGAACTCGAATAACTAACATCAATTGTAAAAGACGTTCCAGAAGGTGAATCTCCTCGATAAACAGACTTTATATTCATGTTTGTTAGAGTGCTTCCATTTACACCAGTTGGGGATACTGAGCCTGTAGGCGTGCCGTCTTCGTAACCATAATAGGTTTCTTGCGCTAAACTTTTAATGCCTTGCGTAACTGTAATAACAGCACCAGCACTAGCCTCATACCATTCGTTAAAAGACATAGAAGCGCCAGCGGTCTTGCCAATCAGATCTCTAATATCAGAGTCATTGATAGACGCAAGCGTACCTGTAGTACCTCCTGCTTCTACATGGATATCATCAAGACTAATTGCACCGCTACTTTGTAAAGCCATTAGATAGTACCAAAAGCAGTTACGTTGTCAGCAGAAGTAACAGCACCGTCAGTACCTACCTTAAATACTTCCGTACTGTCGTACTCAAACACTAGCTCGTTGGTGTCAACTTTGATTACCCAATTGCCAATAGACAATGTAGTTGCCTTGACTTGACCAGCATCGCTATATACAACAGCTTTGTCGTTGACTACAGTTCCAGCACTAGAGCCATCAACAAGATTAAGTTCAGAAGCGGTTGAGGTAACTCCATCAAGAATATTAAGCTCAGCAGTAGTAGCAGTTACCCCGTCAAGCAGATTGAGTTCCGCTGTAGATGCTGTAACCCCATCAAGAAGGTTTAGCTCTGCCGCAGTAGACGTAACGTTTGTACCGCCCAGGTTGATAGTAGGGATCGTTACTGTGCCTGTGAATGTTGGCCCTGCGGTATCAGCCTTTGTTCCAATCGCCGTAGCAATATCGTCAAACTCAGTTTCAAACTCAGTGCCACGAATTACCTTACCGGCATCGCCACTGTTTAACGTATCTTTAACAGCAAAGTCTGTCGACTTAGTGTAATTACTCATAACCAAACTCTCATAGGTTGCTCAGGTGTAACACCGTGCGTCTCGTCCAGTGCCTCTACAGTCTCACGCATAGCATCTCCCACGAGACGGATGTTAACGTGCCAGCCTGCCATTGGCGCCATCTCAGGGTACTCGTTACCCTCGTCGTCAGTCAGCGTGTTGCCTGTAGGCTCGTGTAGCGTCCCGACGACGTCGATAGCGTAGTCATGGCTATGAGTCACCATGTAGGGATCACCGTCCTCTACCTGCGTTTCTACGCCTTCCTCGTCCACGGTAGTGATGTAGT